TGGAAATGAAAGTAAGATTATTAGATGGTACAGAAGAAAAAGGAGTTGCTCAAGTTGAACAAGAATTAATTGAGAAACACGAACAACAATTTTCTGATGTTAAAATTCCCGGGCAAGAAACTATTGTAGTAGATACTCCCGTAGTAGATGTTCCCGTAGTAGATGTTCCCGTAGTAGATGTTCCTGTAGTAGATACTTACAACGAATTAAGTGAAGAGCAAGTTCTTTCATATATTGGAAAAAGATATAATAAGCAGATTAATTCATTAGATGAGTTAACAGCTGAAAGGAAAGAAGCTGAGGCTTTACCTGAAGATGTTGCTGCTTATATGAAATACAAAAAAGAAACAGGCAGAGGTTTTGAAGATTTTTTAAATCTTAAAAAAGATTTTGACTCAATGGACCCTGAAAGTTTACTTGAAAATTATTTATCAGCAACTCAAGAAGGACTTGATGCTGATGATATTGAAACTCTAATGGATGATTATCGTTATGACGAAGATATTGATGATGATTCAACTATTAGAAAAATAAAATTAGAAAGAAAAAAGGCAATTGCCGAAGCTAAAAAGTTTTTTAATAATCAAAAAGAACAGTATAAAGTGCCACTTGAGTCAAGCGCGGCATTTGTTTCTGATGAGGAAAAAGAAGTTTATGAAAGCTATAAGCAATATACCAAGCAAGCGAAGACTATTGATGAGGAGAATGAAAGAAAAAGAAATTGGTTTAACCAAAAAACAGATGAGGTATTTAACGGAGAGTTCAAAGGTTTTGAGTTCAATGTTAATGACAAACGAATCACTTTCAATCCCGGAGATGCCAATGAACTTAAAAAAGCACAAGCTACACCTGCAAACTTTATAAATAAGTTTTTAGATGAGCAAGGCTTAGTTAAAGATGCGACAGGTTATCATAGGTCATTAGCGGTAGCTATGAATCCTGAGAAGTTTGCAAGGTTCTTTTATGAACAAGGACAAGCTGATGCAACTGAAGGTACTATGAAAGGCATTAAGAACATTAATATGTCTGAAAATAGAGCACCTGAAATTGCAAAATCAACGGAAGGAATGCAGGTAAAAGCGATAAACCCTGATTCAGGTAGAAGTCTAAAAATTCGCAGTATAAAAAGAGTATAAATTTTAAATTAAGAAAAAATGGCAAGTGCATTATTAGCAAATCCTACTTATCAACTACAGCCAAGTGCTGAACAAGTAGCATTACAGACCAACTATATTACCAACTTTAACTTTTTGAATCAGTATCTTCCTGATACTTACGAAAAAGAGTTTGAGCGTTATGGTAATAGAACCATCGCATCATTCTTGAGAATGGTAGGTGCAGAGATGCCTTCTAACTCTGACCAAATCAAATGGGCAGAACAAGGTCGTCTTCACATTAAATACACGAACATCACTTCTGCGGCAGCAATTAACGCTAACACAGCGACTTTTACTGTAGCTGATGCAGGTGTTACTTACATCGCAATTAGAGTAAATCAAACTGTGATGATTCAAAACAACACTACAGGTGTTTTTAACAAAGCAGTCGTTACTGCTGTTCCTTCTGCAACTACTTTCACAGTAGCTTACTACGAGGCTACAGGTCAAGCATTTGCTGTAGCTACTCAATGTACTGTATTCATTTACGGTTCAGAGTTCAAAAAAGGAACTACCGGAATGGTTGGTTCTTTAGAATCAGAAGATGAAATCTACTCTAACAAGCCTATTATCTTAAAAGATAAGTATTCTGTTAACGGGTCTGATATGGCTCAAATTGGATGGGTTGAAGTTACTACTGAGAATGGTGCTACAGGTTACTTGTGGTATTTGAAATCAGAGCACGAAACTCGTTTACGTTTTGAAGACTACATCGAGACTGCAATGATTGAAGCAGTTCCTGCTGAAATAGGTTCAGGAGCAATCGCTGCATTAGGTCAAGCAGGTGTTGCAAATTCTGCGGGTTCTCAAGGTATCTTCTACGTTGTTAACGAAAGAGGAAACGTATGGGGAGGTGGTACACCAACTACTTTACCTGATTGGGATACAATCGTTTCTCGTTTAGACAAACAAGGAGCTATTGAAGAAAACGTGATATTCGTTAACCGTGGATTGTCTTTTGATATTGACAATATGTTAGCTACATTGAACGGTTATAACGGAGGAGCTGTAGGTCAATCAGCATCATTCGGTTTATTCGATAATGACGTTGATATGGCGTTGAACTTAGGTTTCACAGGATTCCGTAGAGGTTACGATTTCTACAAATCTGATTGGAAATACCTAAACGACCCAACTATGAGAGGTGGATTGAATAATGCCGCTGCAACAGCAACAGGTACAATCACAGGTCTTTTAGTTCCTGCCGGTTCTACTTCAGTGTACGACCAAATTATGGGCAAAAACGCAAAACGACCTTTCTTACACGTTAGATACCGTGCTTCAGAAGCTGAAGACCGTAGATACAAAACGTGGATTACAGGTTCTGCCGGTGGTGCTCAAACATCTGACTTAGATGCAATGGAGGTTAACTTCTTGTCTGAAAGATGTGTATGTACTTTAGGTGCGAACAACTTCGTATTATTCCGTTTCGGATAATATATACTAAATCGGGGAGTGTCTTCAAAGACACTCTCCTTTTTATATTTTAAAAATTAAATTAAATTAAATTAAATCATTATTAAAAATGGCAACAATAGTTTCAGTAAACAAAGTTTACAAATTGACAATAGGGAGTCCACTTTCCTATAGTTTAGCATCAAGAAATCATCCAAGATTCCCACTAATGTGGTTTGATGAAAAAAAGAATCAAAACAGAGCTTTAAGATATGCAATGAACCAAAAGTCTCCTTTCGAGGATGAGCAAGATGGTAATGTAGTTATTGAGCCTATTATGTTTGAAGATGGCTTTTTAAGCGTTCCAAGAACAAACCCTGTGCTGCAAGAGTTCTTGCACTATCATCCTTTAAACGGAAAAGTATTCGTTGAAGTAGATGATGAAAAAGATGCTGCTGACGAGGTTGAAGATTTAGATATTGAAATCGATGCATTAGTTGAGGCAAGAAAACTTTCGCTTGAACAAATTGAAACTCTTACAAGAGTTATGTTCGGGAAAGACCCTTCAACAATTTCAACAGCAGAATTAAAGCGAGACATATTAGTGTTTGCTAAAAATGACCCAAGAGGATTTTTATCTACATTGAATGACCCTGAGCTACAGTTTCAAGCTAAGATTCGTTTATTCTTTGAAGAAAAATTATTAGCATTACGCAATGGAGAAAAAGAGGTTTGGTTTAATACACCAACTAACAAAAAGAAAATGTTATCAGTTCCATTTGGGGAAGACCCTTATGATATGGTAGCCGGATTCTTATCAAGTGATGAAGGTATTGATTCGCTTAAAATGTTAGAGGCGAACTTGCCTCAATAATAAATACAATACATTATTTGAAAATTAGCACAGAATTATTTCTGTGCTTTTTTTTATGTATATTTGTAAAAAGATTTAAAAAATGATAAACGAAGTTAGAAATACAGTGCTATCCGTATTGAATAAGAACAATTACGGATATATTTCCCCATCAGATTTTAATTTATTTGCTGAAAATGCACAAATGGAGATATTTGAAGATTACTTCAAAAATTATAACAAGGCTATAAATGCTGAAAATGCACGTACTGCCGGAAGTGATTATGCCGAAATTGAAGGACCTATTGCTGAAACCATTGAAGGTTTTTTAGTTACAAATTATTTAGCACATTTAGGCTCAAATAGATACTCAGCACCATCTCTTACTACAACAGGAGATGATGATTATTATATTCTTAAAATGCTTTGTCATACAAAAGAAATAACTTCAGGAAATATTACAGGAGTAGTATCAAGTGGTCTTCAAGACACTACTGCAACATTTTTAACAGATGGAATAGTAGCAGGAGATATTGTTGTAAATACATCAACAGGTGCTGTATCAAGCGTTAATGTAGTTGCCTCAAATAACACAATCTTACTTACTTCAAGTATATTTTCTACTATTGGTCAAGGATATTTGATACTTTCTAAAGCAGTAAAAGAAGCGGACAAAGTTAGTGTTGGAAAAATAACAATGCTTAATGCATCGAGTTTAACGAGTCCAACTGAATTTTATCCATCATACACTCTTGAGGAAGAAACAATTAAGTTATTTCCCGATACCATAGATGCTAAAGGAAAAGTTGAATGTGTTTATTTTAGATACCCTAAAACACCAAAATGGACATATATTACCTTGGTAAGTGGAGAGCCGGCATTTGACCAATCACAACCCGATTATCAAGATTTTGAACTTCCTTTTTCAGATAATTATATATTAGTAATGAAGATACTTCAATATTGTGGAATTTCAATTCGTGAAACTGAAGTTGCTCAATTTGGAATGGTTCAAGAACAACAAAATAATCAATAATAAAAATAACGAGAAATGGCATATATATCGCAATACGAATATTACGACAATAATGGTAATACACCTCAAGATGCAAATTGGGGTTCGTATCAATACGTTAGTTTAGATGATATAGTCAATAATTTTTTATTGATGTATTCAGGAAACCATTCATTAATAAATAACGAAGAGAGATACAAAATAATCTTTCACGCAAAACGAGCCATACAAGAGCTTAATTATGATGCGTTTAAGGAAATCAAGATATTAGAGTTAAGCGTGGCAGATTCGCTAAGATACGTGCTTCCATCGGACTATGTGAATTGGGTTCGTATTTCTTTATACAAAGATGGTTGGTTAAGACCATTAACTGAAAATATTCAAGCAATATCTTCTAATGCGTATCTTCAAGACCAACAAGGAAATATATTATTTGACCAAAATGGAAATATTCTTAGACCACAATATTCTGATATTGACTACGATAGATTGATGGGGTTAAAGAAAAGCATTTACTTAAACCAAGGGAATCAATTCCACGGTCAAGCAGGATGGTGTATGGATGGGATGTGGTATTTTGATTATAATGTAGGTACGCCTTTTGGATTAAATACTGAGACTGCAAACTTTAATCCTACTTTTAAAATTGATAAAAAAGCAGGAGTTATAAATTTTGATTCAAGTATGGCAGGAGAACTTTGTATTCTTGAGTATGTATCAGATGGAATGGAAGGTGGAGACAACTCTTTAATTACAGTAAATAAATTATTTGAGCAATATATTTATGCTGCTATCAAATATGAAATATTAAATTCTAAATTTAATGTTCAAGAATATATTGTAGCAAGAGCAAAAAAAGATAGAACTGCATTATTAAG